AGGGTTCTACTACCAATGGCAGCGAAAGCATTAGCCAAAAAGTTCGGTAAGAAGGCAGTTACTAATGTTATTAAAAAAAACGCAGGCAAATTTAAGCAAGGTATGAATCCTAACTCTGTAGCAACTAGAATAAAGCCTGGTGGCGGGGACGGTGTCCTCAAGCAAATATGGAAAGCGTCCGGTGGCAAGCCTGCATTAAAGACAACGGGTGCAATCTCTGGAGTAGATATGTACCAGGGTGGCAGTGGAACAGGATTAACAGTTGGTGGTGACGTTTATAATAGAGTTGTGGGTGGTAATAATAGTTCTAACAGTAATAGCAGTAGCAATAGCAAAAGCAAAAGCAATGGTATGAGCAATTACTGGAAAGTAGAATCGGTATATTCAAAAAATGGCAAACTTATTAATGAGTATACAGGAGAAGATGCAGTTATAGACAAAAATGGTAAGGCACATGATCCAAATAGTTCAAAAGGCAGAACGATTGTAAATATGAAATGCAATAATCCTACTGTTAAAGATAAGACGGGCTGTGGTACAGGAATCGATAAAGACAAGAAACGCAGACGTGGTGCTATAGTTAAAAAAGGTGTTGAACTCGCTACAACGGGTGCTAAAAAGGCAGGCAAAGCAGTTGGCAATGCAATAGTTTCAACTGGATTCGGTAATCCTCTTATGGCATCAAAGTATAGGGCTGATGAAATTATGCAAAAAGCAATGGAACAGTCTATAGATGAAAAAGGTCCAGGATTTGCTAAAGTGCCATCAGATAAAGCAAGAAAACAGAAAGCCGCCAACAAGATTGGTAACAAGATGGATTGGGACAATTTATCACCTAAATCTAACAAGAATAAGGTAGACAAGAACGAACCTTGGTATAATCAAGGAGCATTCAAAAAAAATCCAAATAATCAAAGAAAAAGTAAATGGGACGATCCTGACGCATTTAATAAAAAATATTATAATAGATCTCTGAAGTCAATAATATTTGGTGATAATTTATTTGGTGGTAATAAAGATGATAAAAAATAAAATCATAGATTCCTATTGACTTTTAGAGTCACCTATGTTAATATATAAAGAGTGTGTAAACACTCTTTTTTATTGTTCAACTTATAGGAGATGTATATGTCAATTGACGCAATTAATCAGGAAGAAAAAGCCAGACTCGTTCAATTAGTAAATGAAGGTTGTCTAGTTCTACAAGAATGTGAAGACCTTAAGGGCGGTTTGCGTGATACTGTAAGGGCTATTGCTGAAGAAATCGATGTTAAACCATCGGTATTAAATAAGGCAATCTCTGTGGCGCACAAGGCTAAATTAGTAGAAACTCGTGCAGATTTCGAAGATATGGAAACAATTTTGGAAACTGTAGGTCGAACTCTTTGAGTTATGTAGATGCATTCTACAACAAAGACAAAGATATTGTTCAAGTTGTAGAACGAATCAAGGGTAAACGAGTTTACAATGATTATCCTGCGTGGCGTACTTTCTATGTGAAAGACCCACGTGGTGACCATGTAAGTATTCATGGTGACAAAGTGCGACAAATCAAATGTAAACGTCTTAAAGACCTTCATAAAGAACGAAAAATAAATACTGGTAAAACATTTTTCGAAAGTGATATGAAGCCAGAAGTAAAATGTTTAAGTGAAAATTACAACGGTATTGATTCGCCAACCCTTAATACAGCATTCTTCGATATCGAAACAGACTTCGATGCAAGTCGAGGGTTTGCGGACCCTAGCGACCCGTTCATGCCAATCACTGCAATATCTGTCCATCTCCAATGGATTGACTTATTAGTCACTCTTGTTATCCCACCAAAAGGAATGCGAAGTGGCGAAGGTCTTAAAGAGGCAGAACGAATCTGTGAACAATTCGACAATACAGAATTATATCTAAGTGAAGCAGATATGCTTAATGATTTTTTAGATGTCATTGAAGATGCCGATGTGTTAACTGGTTGGAACTCTGAAGGTTATGATATTCCTTATACTGTCAATCGAATTACTAAGATATTGAGTAAGTCGCATACACGAAAGTTATGTTTGTGGGGCTTATATCCACAAGAAAGAAAAGTAATGAAGTATGGCAAAGAGCAAAAAACATTTGACTTGTTTGGAAGAATTCACTTAGACTACTTAGAACTGTATCGTAAGTATACTTACCACGAAATGCATTCATACGCACTTGATACAATTGGTGCCCATGAAGTTGGTGAAAGAAAAGTAGCATACGAAGGTACGTTAGACCAGTTATATAACAATGACTTTCATAAGTTTGTGGCATATAACAGACAAGATACCGCGTTGCTTGATAAACTTGATAAGAAACTTAGGTTTATTGAACTTGCTAATGAGATTGCACACGATAACACAGTGAATATCAAAACAACAATGGGTGCTGTTGCTGTGACCGAACAAGCAATCATTAACGAAGCACATAGACGTGGCATGGTTGTTCCTGATAGAAAAAGACGTGTGCGGTCAGATGATGATGTTGAGCATACCGATGAAGAACTTTATGAGATTGAGATGCAGAAGGCCGCGGGTGCTTTTGTGGCAAAACCTAAAGCGGGATTACAACGCTGGGTAGCCGGTATTGATATCAACTCTCTTTATCCGTCAGTTATTCGTGCAATGAATATGTCTCCAGAAACTATTGCTGGACAACTAAGACCAGACTTGACTGACAAGATGATTGGTGCAAGAATAAAAGAAGGAAGGAAAACAGGGGCAAAGACTTTTGGCTCATCTCAAGCATGGGATGAAACATTTAGTACAGAAGAATTTCGTTTAGTTAACGAAAAGGATAAAGCAAGTAGAGTTACTTTAGTTCTCGAAGATTCTCCTTTTGAAGAACTTAAAACTGCTCAAGAACTTTCTGGTGCAGAAGCCTATGATTTGATATTCAATAGTGATTTGAACTGGACTGTCACTGCAAATGGTACTATATTTAAACAAGATATTCAAGGTATTATTCCAAGTTTGTTAGAACGATGGTATGCAGAACGACAAGTAATGCAAGAGAAGAAGAAAGAGGCTATCACTGCGGGTGACTCAACTGCAATAGCCCACTGGCACAATCGACAGTTAGTTAAAAAGATTAACTTGAACTCGTTATATGGTGCATTGTTGAATCAAGGATGTCGTTTCTACGACAAACGCATCGGACAATCGACAACTCTAACGGGTCGTTGTATAACAAGACACATGGGTGCAAAGTGTAATGAAGTGATTGTTGGCAAATACGATTATAAGGGGCCCGCAGTTATCTACGGTGACACAGACTCTATATATTATTCTATGTATCCTGTTTACAAACAAGAGATTGATGATGGTACTATTGAATGGGGTAAAGATAAAGTATTAATGTTATACGATGAAGTTACTAATCAAGTCAATGTTAGTTTTCCAGAGTTTATGAAGACATTCTTTAATGTTCCTAGAAAAGAAGGCGAGATTATCGTTGCTGGGCGTGAGAATTGTGCAATCACGGGTATCTTTATTAAGAAGAAACGATACGCATTGCTTATGTATGATGACGATGGTATTCGCCGTGATGTAGATGGTAGCCCTGGTAAAGTCAAAGTGATGGGTATTGACATAAAGAGAAGTGATACTCCGAAATATATGCAACAGTTTCTAAGTGATGTACTATTAAAAGTATTAACTGATGGTACACGAGAAGAAGTTATTGAGATGGTTAAAACATTCAAGAAAGAGTTTAGAACAAAACCAGGTTGGGAAAAGGGCGCACAGACTCGTGTCAACAACTTGACCTCTTATAAGAATCGAGTAAATGCATCAAAGAAGGCATTAGCAAGAGATTTAAATACGGGTGGTGATAAAACTAAAAGAGATAAAGTTCATCTACCAGGTCATGTATCAGCCGCCCTAAACTGGAATATGTTACGTGAACTTAATCAAGACAAGTACGCAGTAGAAATTGTAGATGGTATGAAGTGTATTATATGTAAACTAAAGCCAAATACATTCAAGTTGAAGGCTGTAGCATATCCTGTTGATGCAACGAAAATACCTCAATGGTTTCAGGATTTGCCATTTGACCACGAGTTAATGGAACAGACTATTGTTGATAAGAAGTTAGAAAATCTAATTGGAGTACTAAATTGGGATATGAGTGATGCAAATGCATCAGAAACATTTGATAATCTATTCGATTTATAGGTTGACAAATTGGTTAGATTTGTGTTATAATTAAGTAATTAATCAAAAGGAGTAAGTAAATGCGGGATATTTTAAAAGATATTGTCAAACACACACATTCGTTGGGCATTATTCAAGCGGCTAAAGTAACAACAGACAAAGAACAGACTACAATCGATGCGATGGACGATGAACGTACTGTTGTATTGCGTGGTAAATTACATCAGCCTGTTCCTGAATTTGAAGGGAAGTTCGGTCTAGGTCGATTAGGCGTATTAAATGGTTTGCTTAGTTATACTAGCGAAGACAGAGAAGGAAAGACAATTGAAGCAGATGTGAGTGTAGGCTCAGAAACACGTAATGGCGAAGATGTTACTACTGAACTTAACTTCTCAATGGAAGGCGGTTTTGATAGTTCGTATCGTGTAATCGTAAGTGAATTAGTCGATGCCCAAATTAAGACAGCAAGTTTTCGTGGAGCAAATTGGGACGTAGATATTATGCCTACGCAGAAAGCAATCAAAGACTTACAATACTTTGCTGGAATTCTAGGTTCTTTTGACCCATTGCTTACTGCACGAACAGTCAAAGGTAATTTGGTGTTCTTTATTGGTGATAGTTCAACAGATAAAGTAGAACTTCCATTTGCATCAAATGTCGAAGGCGAACTAAAGACTGGTTGGAGTTTTCCACTGTCAACAGTTCTAACTATCCTTAGACTTAGTGATACAAGTACAATGAATATGAAAATCTCAGACCAGGGCGCAATGATGATTCAAGTAGATAGTGGTTTAGGTTTATACGAATACATTTTACCAGCAAAAGCAGGACACTAAATACATAAATAAGTTCATGCAAAGACGTAAACATCTGACAAGTAGACAGAGGCAAGATGCCAAAGTCGAGTGGAGAGCAACTAATTTACGTTTAAGACAGAAGCATTTACATAGTTCACAGATGAATTTTGAGGACTATATAGACTACGTTGCCGGATATTATGCAAAAGATAATACTCCAGCAACTGGTCCAATGGGTGGCTGGACACCACCACAAGTAAGGGCAACTCAATACGTCCCATCAAGTACATCTGTACCACGGGCGAGAGTTGATAGTAGAGATAGTTGGGAACAACAACAAGAAAGAATGAATATCAGTAAGACTTACCCAATTATGCCTGCCTATAATAAAGGACCATACATGGTAATCCCGCTCGATGAATTGACTACTGCGGGTAAGAAATAAACTATAGGAGAAGCGAATGACAAATAATTCATTACTAGAAAAGAAACGCACACACCTAATATATTTAAAAAAGCAACATAGAGATTTAGATGAAGGAATAGTTACCGCATTTAAAATGCACACAAAAGATAACGTTGTTTCTAAATTGAAATTGAAAAAACTACATCTAAAAGAAGAAATCTCTCATTTAGAAGAAGAACTAGAAGAACACAACTAGTGAGTATTCTTAAACCAACTCCCAAAACAATACAAAATTATGTTAGAGTCATAAAAGACCATCCTAGGCCTGGCGTCCTCTACCAAGATATGGCGAGTGTGTTTAATGCTCCAACTGGTTTACGTGATGTTATGTCGTTATTCAATGACTACATAGTTGATAATAATATCTTCTATGACAAGATAGTTGGATTAGATGCTCGTGGATTTCCAATGGCAGGTGCGTTAAGCGCCTCTACTGGTATTCCATTTTCTATGGCTAGAAAGAAAGGCAAACTTCCAGGTAAGACAATTTTCACTCAGTACGAGTTAGAATATGGAATTGATGAATTGCATTTACAAGAAGATGCAATCAAGCCCAATGAACGAGTATTAATCATTGATGATGTTATCGCAACGGGTGGAACACTTGAAGCGGCAATTAAATTGATAGAACAGTCGGGTGCAGAAATTGTTGCGATACTTAGTATAATGGAACTTGAGTTCTTGGGTGGTGGTAAACGATTACGTGATGATGGTCATGACGTATACTCGATATTACAAGAACAATAGAAGAAACCGATTGACATTTGCCCTATTATTTGATATAATAGTAGATAGAGTATTAATTTTAAGTATTAAGGAATAACATATGAACCAAAATTACATCTTTACAAGTGAAAGTGTATCGGATGGACATCCTGACAAAGTATCAGACCAAATTAGTGATGCACTAGTTGATGCAGGACTTAAAAATGGTGATGAAACATCTCGTGTTGCTATCGAAACACTTGTAACAACTAACATGGTTACAGTTGCGGGTGAAGTGAAGAACTTCAATGTTTCTAAAGAAGAAGTAGACGACATCATTCGTAGAAAAGTCAAAGAGATTGGCTATGAACAAGATGGCTTTCATTGGGAAAGACTAAAGATTTATAATGAAATTCATAGTCAAAGTGTAGATATTGCAAAAGGTACAGACGACTTTGGCGCAGGTGACCAAGGACTAATGTTCGGTTATGCTTGTAACGATAATGATGCTTACTTACCAGCACCAATTTATTACGCACACGAAGTATTAAAACATTTAAAAGTAATTAGCAATTCTGTTCCTGGTGTATTAGGTCCAGATGCTAAATCACAAATTAGTATGCAATACGCAGGTGGTAGACCAACTCGTGTTGACCAGATTGTCGTAAGTACTCAACATACCGAAGATGGTAACATCGAATCAGCAAGAAATCTTGCCAAAACGGCAGCAACTGAAGTGTTAGGAGATTTAATTGACGACAATACTGTATTCCATCTTAACCCTACTGGTAATTTTGTTATTGGCGGACCTGATGGTGACACTGGACTTACTGGGCGAAAGATTATCGTGGACACTTATGGTGGCTTTGCTCCTCACGGCGGTGGTGCATTTAGTGGAAAAGACCCGACTAAAGTAGATAGAAGTGCCGCTTATATGGCACGTTGGTTAGCCAAGAATGTAATAGCAGACAACATGGCAGATTGGTGTAACATTCAATTAAGTTATGCAATTGGTGTTAAACAACCTACGAGTATCTATGTTGAGTCAAACGGTTACAGTAAGAGTATTGAGAAGTTTGTCCGCGAGAACATTGATTTGAGTCCTAAAGGAATCATTGATAGATTTGATTTGTTTAATTTTTATGAATACAGTGCGAACTGCACATACGGACATTTTGGTGACAAAGATGTTCCATGGGAGAAAATAGGATGGTAGAAGAAGATACACTAATAAAACATTTTGCAATTGCACTAGAGTCTGACTACGAAACAGTAGAAAACTATTATGGTCATCATATAGAAACAATAGAAGATGAAGAAGACATAGAATACTTTGCAGAAGTTCTTGCTGATGAACTACAAGCCGACTATAGTGGTGATTTAAATGAAGAAGATAGAGCAAAGTTTCACTATGATTTAATGTTTAACAGTATGACTATCGCTTGGGAAAAGATGATGGAAGAAGAAGGATAATGCCAGTAGTACGCAACGATTTAGAAAAATTTACAGTCCTATGGGAAGTAAATTACTATGATGCTGAAAAGGTATTCTTTGTACGTGAAGGAAACACTGCTGAAAGTTTAGATGATTTAATGGATGATTTGGGTGAGAACGCAGTCGACCATGAACCAGAAAATGAAACGCCAGTTGGATTAGGAGACTTTGACATCGAATGGATTAAAATTTTAGATAACAATGATAACGAAGTTTGGAGAGATAAAGACTACGACTTCACTGAATATGAAAAGGAGAAACTATAATGCTTAAGACATTATTCGGAAAAAAGTATTCGAAGAAGTTTATGGATAGAATTGAATACAGAAGAAAAGAATATTATGAGAAACGTAGGATTCAAACTATACGTGTCAATGCTATGAAAATGGCCCATAATTGGAAACATGAATATCCAACTGGCACTCCATTGGAATATATTCGTGATGATATTATTGAATGTTGGGAAAGAAACTCAAAGGTTGGTATCTTTAGTGGTATTGATGAGAAACAAAACATTCCAGTATATAGACAAAAGGGAGACGAAAATGAGTAAAACACTGAATCCAACTACTTGGTTTGGCACACCAGAAGAAAAAGAAAGAGCCATTGCAAGAAAAATTGCAGATGAGAAAGAACAAGCAATTGCACTTGAAAAGATTAACTTCAAGTATGGTCATATAGACCAACATGCCCACGATAAGAACATGGCAAACTTTAATGGCGAAGAGTACATTAGAGTTGTTGGTATGGAACTAGACGAAAACTCACCAGGACAAGGATTTTTTGAGTTAGATTTCAATGAGAATTTTGTAGAATATCTCGCAAAATCAGGATATGAAGGTGTAGAAGAAGACCAGATTGTTGATAATTGGTTTAGTGACTTATGCAAAAACATTGTTCTAAATGATTTAGAAGACGAAGAAGGTATCAGAAAAAGTGTAGACACCACATCTAAAGACGGACTAATCATTAGTAAGATTAAAACAGACAATAATACTTCCGAGTATTCCTAATAACTTTTTTATAATGGGAACCACATGAGTACATTTATTTTAGTAGATTCATTCAACATGTATCATAGAGCAAAACACGTAGCAATGCGTGGTGCTACTATTGATATGAAAATTGGTATGGCATATCATATAATGCTTAGTAGTGTTAAACTATGTTACAATAAATTCAACGCGGACCATGCTGTGTTCTGTTTAGAAGGGCGCAGTTGGCGTAAAGATTTCTATGAACCGTACAAAAAGAATCGTGTTGTTGCTAGAATGGCCAAGAGTGTTAGAGAGCAAGAAGAAGACCAAATCATGTTTCAATCATATGATGATATGATTACATTTCTAAATGAAAAGACAAACGTAACGTTGTTGCAGAATCCCGAAGCAGAAGCAGACGACATGATTGCTTTGTTTATCGAGGCACATCCAAATGATAATCATATTATTGTATCAAGTGATAGTGATTATTTCCAACTAATTACAGATAACGTAACTATGTACGACGGAGTGCAGAATCGTATCATTACTAAAGATGGTTTCTTTAAAGATGATAAGAACATGACTCCTATTAAAGAAAAGAAGACTGGCGAGATTAAAGAAAAAGTAGACCCAGAGTGGGCATTGTTTGAGAAATGTGTCCGGGGTGATACATCAGATAATATCTTTAGTGCATATCCGGGGTGTCGTACGAAAGGCACTAGAAATAAAGTAGGTATGTTAGAAGCATTTGCAGATAAGAATTCTGGTGGATTTAATTGGAACAACTTTATGCTACAGCGATGGACTGACCATAATGGCCAAGAACATACTGTCCGTGATGATTATGAACGCAATGTAAAACTAGTTGACTTGACTGCACAACCAATGGATTTAAAAGTGAAGTTTGTTGAAACGATTGCTGAAAATAGTGTAGTAAAAACTAAACAAGGGGTTGGTATGCATTTTCTAAAATTTTGTGGTATACACGACTTACAGAATCTTGCGAAAGCACCCGATGAAATGGCAGCCATATTGAATAAAAGTTATCCTGTATGATGAGTAATCACGTCTATATTTTTGATGTAGACGGCACAATCACGCCTAGTAGGGCAGAGATTGATAAAAAGTTTTTAGAGTGGTTCTTAGATTTCGCAGATTCACACCAAGTGTATCTAGTTACTGGAAGCGATTCAGATAAAACTTTAGAACAGATTGGCAAAGAACTATTTAGAAATGTGGAATGCGTATACAACTCATCAGGTAACACCAAACATAAAAGGGGTGTTTGTGTATTCAACACCAAAGACTTTGAGTTGCCAGAGGTAGCACATAAGTTCTTATTAAAGAAAATGATAAGTAGCAAATTCGATATCAGAACTGGATTACATTTTGAGTCAAGACCAGGTTTGTTGAACTTTAGTGTCGTGGGTAGAAATGCGACCAAGGCACAACGAAAGAAGTATGTTAAGTATGACTCTACAACTAAAGAACGCAAGTTAATCTCTGATGAATTTAACAAACTATTCTCTGAGAAGTTTAATATTGTATCGCAGATAGCAGGCGAGACTGGGCTAGATATCATAACGATAGGCAAAGACAAAGCACAAATACTAAAAGATTTTACATTCCAAGATAAGATAACATTCTTTGGCGATAATATACAACCTGGCGGGAATGATTATGGGATTGCTCAAGCGATTGAGTATAGTCCATATAAGTATTCTAAATGTCATCAAGTAAAGAACTGGAAAGAAACATGGAAAATACTTAAAGAAATTTGAAAATGACATACACAAAAGAAATAATTAAAGATAAGTTTTGGATTGTAGAAGACGCTGGTGTCAAAGTAGGAACAATACGTAAGTGTTCTTCTGATACATTTGAGATAAACATTCGTGATGATGATACTGAGCAGATATCATTGTCTGTTCTTATGTCTCGCTTTGGTGAAAAGATTTTAGATTCGAAGCAAACTCCAAAAAAG